GCCGGGGGTCAAGGCCGATATGGTGCCCGTGCTCATCGGGGCGCAAGGCGAGGGCAAGAGCTTCGGCCTCGAGAGTATGGTGCCCTCGGAAGATTTCTACACCTCGATAAACCTGATGGCACGCGATGCCGACCAGGCACGGTGTATGAGAGGGCGCCTGGTCATAGAGATAGGTGAGCTGCGCGGCCTTCATAGCCGTGACATGGAGAGCATCAAGGACTTCATCACCCGCCGCTATGAGACGTGGATACCTAAGTACAAGGAGTTCTCTAAAAACTACCTGCCTGTCCTGTGCGGCAAAGTGAAGGTGGCGCGCATCAAGGCCGACAGGGCGCAGCTATGGGCGGAGGCAAGGGATAGGTTCGAGCTGCTGGGCGTTGACTGGCAAGGCGCGCAACGTCTTGCCGAGGGAGTACATGAAACCCACCGTATGACCGACTCATGGGCCGATCAAATAGACTCGTGGTTGCATTTGCCGGGGGTCGGAGAGCCTGCACCGGTCGATTTGCCGTACCTTCAGATGAACGATATCTTCAGAGAAGCGTTCGGAATGGACATCAAAAATGTGAAGCGAACGGACGAGCAAAGGGTGGCGGGCGTGCTGCGCGAAAGAGGATATGAGAAGAAATTTGAGAGGGTCGACGGGAAAGTTGCGAGGGTATGGGTCAAAGGTAGCCGTATGCGAGTTCGCACGTGATGCGAACTCGCAAAAAATTACTGTCACCCTTGTCACCCTTGTCACCCTTGTCACCCTTCTCTCTTAGAACCTTTTGCATGAATTTTTTGGGTAATAAACTAGTAAAAAGGCATAAAAAGTAAAAATAGGGAAAGTTTAGAGTTTGGGGTGACAAGGGTGACAAGGGTGACAAGGGTGACAATGCGGATTCGCATTTCATGCGGATAGGCATAGAACAACGAACTCGCATATAAAAACAAACTCGCATAGGATTACAGATAGAGGTAAATAGGCGAATGGTAGATAGAATTAAGCTCGTCGGTGTCGACGAAAAAGGGTATCGGATAGGGGAGTCACACCCTCGGGCAAAACTGACTGACGCACAGGTCGATCAGATACGAAATTTATTTGAAGAGGGCTTCGTCGGCTATAGAGCGCTTGCTCGCTTTTTTGGGGTACCCCGCACAACGATTGCATCCATATGCCGATATGAACGCAGAGCGTGTACTGTTATGGATGTCAAACCGGTACGCGTGGAAGAGTGAGGAGAGGCTAGGATAGAGTGAAAACTAAGGAGTTTCACCTATGCCAATCACTGATTCCCCCGTAATAGCAGGCGGCCACACCAAAGTTGTCACTGCCAGCAAGACCAGGCCGAGCGATACCACGGCCTACGCCTCCGGCGATGTTATCGCCGAGTCCACCTCAGCGCCTACAGTGTTCACCTTTTCAGACTGCGTGAGGGTTGAAGGTGGCAGCGGCGTCATTGGCAAGGTGACGATAGCCGACTCGGCCAACGTCGCGACCAAGCTGAGCTGCGAGCTATGGCTCTTCAGCGCAACAGTCACGCCAGACAACGACAACGCGGCGTTCACCCCTACGGACACTGAAATGCTCACAGCGGTTGCTGTAGTCCCGATCAGTACCGCATATGTCGGTGACGCGACCTCAGGGGCGGGAGGCAACGCTCTCTTGACCTCGGGAGTGGTGAACCTGCCTTTCAAGTGCGATGCCTCTTCCAAGGCGCTCTACGGCGTTCTGGTGGCACGCAACGCTTACGCTCCTGTATCGGCCGAAGTATTCACGGTCAGCATCTACATTTACCAGGATTAGACAGGATGCTGCCATTACAACGAGCACGGAGGGATAGAACCATTTTTGCAGCGGCAGCACCCGTGTTGCCCTTCATCTCGACATGGGACACGACGAAGGCAGGCTCAGCTAACACCACGATTGTCATCCCCACGATAGCGACAGGCACGTATGACTGCGTAGTGGACTGGGGTGACGGCACCACCAGCACGATCACGACCTATAACGACCCCGCATGGACACACGTGTACGGGGCATCAGGGGTGTACAACGTCTCGATCACTGGCACGTTCCGAGGCATACGCTTTAATAACGGCGGCGACTGCCTAAAGCTAATGGTGATTTCTCAATGGGGAATTTTAAGGCTAGGAACGACAGAAGCAAATTACTTCTTCGGTTGCGCCAACTTGACGGTGACCGCGACAGACAATCTTGACTTGACAGGAACTACAAATTTAAGCAGCACCTTCCGCTCGTGCACGTCGTTAACGACTGTTCCCAGTATGAATAGCTGGAATCTCTCCGCAGTCACGAACATACAGACCATGTTCAGCGGCGCTACTTCTTTCAACCAGAACATTAGCTCGTGGAATACCGGGAACGTTACGCAGATGAATAGCACGTTCCAAAATACCGCATTCAACCAGGACATTAGTGGGTGGAATACCGGAAGCGTTACGTTGATGAGCAATATGTTTAATGGTGCTTCAGCTTTCAACCAGAACATTAGCGGGTGGAACACGGCTTCGGTTACGAACATGGCGTCAATGTTTCAAAACGCCACGGCATTCAACCAAGACATTAGCGGATGGAACACTGGGAACGTTACCAACATGGGCGCCTTGTTTAGCGGTGCTTCAGCCTTCAACCAGAACCTTGGCGCGTGGAACATCACAAAAGTTACAGGTGCGAGTGATATGTTTCTCAATACGAGCCTCACTAAAGCCAACTACAACCCGATACTTATTGGGTGGGCGGCGCAATCAACGCCACGAACAAACGTCGTGTTTAGTGGTGGCACCGCTCATTACGACGGCGCGGCCGTGGCTGCTCGAGCAGTGCTCACAGGCACCTACACCTGGACTATTACCGACGGAGGGACACCGTAATGCAAAGCATCATCTACCCTGCTGTGACCACTTACTTTATTGCGTATGAGGGAGACGATGTAGCATACGGCGTCACGATGTCAAACCAGACGACCACGACAGGCCTGGCAAACTTGGAAACGTATACAGACCGGAATTCATACCTTGCGCGTCTTGCAGAGTTCGGAATCAGCGAGTAGCTTTATGACTAACCCTTCTTACGGCAACCCCTACACACCAGAACTCGCCGCGGAGATATGCCTTCGCCTTGCTAAAGGCGAGACACTACGCTCTATCTGCCGGGACGCGCACATGCCCGACGAGTCGTCTGTGCGTGAATGGGCGGTGTATAACCGCTACGGTTTCTCCGAGCAGTACCAGAAAGCCCGCAACATCGGCCTCGATGTGATGGCGGACGAGCTTCTCGACATTGCCGACGATGGCTCAAACGACTACATGGAGCGGGAGGGTAAACGCGGCCGCAAGATCGTACAGAACAAAGAGGCGTCAGCAAGGTCGCGGCTACGGGTAGACACCCGGAAATGGTACCTGGCGAACATGGCGCCAAAGAAATACGGGGCTAAGATACAGACCGAGGTCACTAACCCCGACGGTAGTCTCGCCTCAATGAGCGAGACGCAGCTTGCCGCCAAGCTTAACGCCATTCACGCCGCCGCCGTGCAGCGCATGAAGAACGCTCAACAGCAAGAGGAGCTTGACGACGATGACGCAAGCGACCTTGTGTAATGTTGATTTGGACGGAAGAACTGCTTCGTCACCTCACCCCTGAAGAACGCAAGCTCGTCCTGCGCGCCGTAGAGGTTGACAATACCGTATGGTGCCCTCTCCCGGGACCACAGTCACTAGCCTTCCACAGCCAGGCCGACATCATTGGTTACGGCGGCGCAGCCGGGGGCGGTAAGACCGACCTGATTGCAGGTCTTACCCTCACGCATCACAAACGCTGCCTCATTATCCGCCGCGAGAAAGCACAGACGGAAGGCATCGTCCAGCGCATTACCGAGATACTCGGCCATACGTCAGGTTTCAATAGCCAGAAGGCAATATGGCGCCTGCCTTCGTCGCTCGTGGAGCTGGGCGGTTTGGACAACCTCGGCGACGAGCGCAGGTGGCAAGGACGGCCGCACGACCTCAAGGCGTTCGATGAAGTGACTGAGATGCGCGAGGCGCAGGTGCGCTTCGTCATGGGGTGGAACCGTACCCATAACGCGAATATCAAGCCACGGGTGCTGATGACTTTCAACCCGCCCACCACAAGCGAAGGGCGGTGGGTGCTCGATTTCTTTGCTCCGTGGCTTGACGACAACTACCCGAACCCCGCCGCACCTGGCGAGCTGCGGTGGTTCACGCGCATCAAGGATAAGGATGTCGAGGTGCCGGACGGACGACCGTTTGTGCTCAAGAACAACGAGCCGTGTTATGACTACGACCCGGACGAGCACAAGCCTGAGCATATCATAAAACCAAAATCGCGCACGTTCATCCCGGCGCGTCTGACTGACAACCCCTACTACATGGCAACCGATTACATGTCCCAGCTTCAAGCACTGCCCGAACCCCTGCGCTCACAAATGCTAAACGGTGACTTTAAGGCAGGCATCGAAGAAGACCCATGGCAGGTCATCCCGACCGCATGGGTCGAGGCGGCCATGGCGCGCTGGGTCAAGCCGCTACGCCTGCCCGAGATGGACAGTCTCGGCGTTGACGTGGCACGCGGCGGTAGAGATCAAACCATCATCGCAAGACGCCACGGCATGTGGTTCGACGAGCCGCTCACCTACAAAGGCAGCGAGACACCAGATGGCCCGACAGTGGCCGGGCTGGTTATCGCAGCGTCACGCGATCAGGCGCCCCAGCACATCGACGTCATCGGTGTAGGCAGCTCGCCCTACGACTTCCTCAACACCGCGCGCCAACCTGTTATCGGCGTTAACGTGGCGGAGAAAGCGCTCGGCACCGACCGCTCGGGACGCCTGCGTTTCCTCAATCAAAGGTCTGAGCTGGCGTGGCGTATGCGCGAAGCGCTTGACCCAAATAACAACACGGGCATCGCCCTGCCCCCGAACGACCAACTGCGCAAGGACCTATGTGCCTACAAGTGGGAGCTTCAAGGCATGGTCATCAAGGTCGAGAGCCGCGAGGACATCATCAAGCGCATCGGGCGCTCGCCCGATTACGGCTCTGCGTACTTCCTCGCGCTCATCGACACCCCTAAAAGGCACTTGTTAACCGGTACGCGTAACGGGCAAGCGCAGCATTATGATCCTTATAGCAATCTGAAATGAGGACATGACACATGTGCGACCCCGTAACCCTAACTATTGCCGCTGTCGGTATCGCTGGTGCAGGTGTTAGCGCCTATCAAGGACAGCAGCAGGCGAAAGAGACAAAGAAGGCCAATCAACAAGCGAAAGAAGCGTCCGATAAGCAGCTAGCTATCGCCGAGCAAGAGATCAACAAAAAGGACGCGCGCAACCCGGACATAAGCAGTATCAGCGCTGGTAATCAATCAGGCGATAACTCCACCAGTACGATGCTCACGGGTGCGGCAGGCGTCGACCCCACGAAATTACTACTCGGAAAGAACACCCTATTAGGCGGTTGACGTTATGGCAATGACACCACGCGAGAGGCATAACGCCAGGTGGGGGGCACTCAAGACAGAGCGTTCTAGCTGGGACGCCCACTGGAAAGAGATAAGCGAGTACCTGCTGCCTCGCTCCGGACGCTTCTTCACGGAAGACCGCAACCGCGGCAACCGCAGGCACAACAGCATCTACGACAGTACCGGCACCAAAGCGCTACGCGTCCTCGGCGCCGGACTTATGGGCGGCGCGACTTCCCCCGCGCGCCCGTGGTTCCGCCTCGCGACGCCTGATAAAGACCTCATGAAATACGCCCCCGTAAAGGTATGGCTGAACCACGTCACGCACGGGATGCTCAACATCTTCCAACGGTCGAACACTTACCGCACGTTACACAACATGTATGAGGAGCTGGGGGGCTTCGGCACCGGGGCTGCCGTACTCATGGACGACTTCGACAGGGTCATCCACCACTACCCGCTGACCATTGGCGAATACGCCCTCGGTACGGACTATAAAGGCAACGTCAACACGTTATACCGCGAGTTCGATAAAACGGTCGGCGCGCTCGTAGAGGAGTTCGGCCTGAATAATTGCAGCCAGAACGTCCGCAATTTCTACGACCGTGGCTCTCTCGACCAGTACATCACGATCATTCACGCCATCGAGCCGAGGCGTGACCGCGACGTCCGTAAGAGGGATGCGCGCAACATGCCTTTCAGCTCGTGCTATTTCGAGCAAGGCGGGCAGGACAATGTGTACCTCCGCGAGTCAGGCCTTAAACAGTTCCGCGCGCTCACACCCCGGTGGGGGGTCACGGGCGGCAACACCTACGGCGATACTTGCCCCGGCATGGAGTCCCTCGGGGATATTAAGCAGCTACAGCACGAGCAACTGCGCAAGGCGGAGGGCATTGACTACATGACGCGCCCGCCGTTGCAGGTGCCAAGCGGTTTGAAGAACCGTGAACTCGAGAGACTCCCCGGCGGTGTGTCCTATGTGGACATGGCAGGACCAGGCGCCGGTGTTAAAACGCTCTTCGACGTGAACATCAACCTGCAGCACCTGCTCGGTGACATTCAAGACGTGCGGGAGCGCATCCGCGGGACCTTCTACAGCGACCTGTTCATGATGCTCGCAAACGACACGCGAAGCGGTACTACGGCAACCGAGATCGCGGAGCGTCACGAGGAAAAATTACTGATGCTCGGCCCCGTCATCGAACGGGTGCACAACGAGCTGCTCGACCCGCTGGTCGAGATGACCTTCACCCGGATGCTTGAAACAGGCGTCGTGCCCCCGCCTCCCGACGAGCTGCAAGGGCAAGACCTCAATGTCGAGTTCGTCTCGATGCTGGCGCAAGCGCAGCGTGCTGTCAGCACAAGCAGCGTCGACCGCTACGTCGGCAACCTCGGCCAGATCGCCACATTCAAACCGAACGTGCTTGACAAATTTGACGAGGACAAATGGGCCGATGCTTATGCCGATATGCTCGGCGTTGACCCTGAGCTGGTCGTACCTGACGACAAAGTCGCGCTGGTGCGTAAGGCGCGAGCAGAGCAGCAGCAGATGGCGCAGCAGGCGGCCGTGCTAGAGCAGGGAGCCACAGCAGCCAATAAGCTCGGCAACACACCCACGGATAACAAGAACGCCCTGACAGATGTAATACAGCAGTTTTCAGGGTACACAACGCCACAAGGAGTATAAGGCATGACAAACAGATTAGTAAGCGGCACGCCTTTTCTCGTTGATGATTCAACGGGGGACATCGTAGGCCTAAGATTAGCTGATGGTAGCGAAAAGCTATTCGTCTTCACCACAGGCAGTCAAACGCTAACAGGGACGAAGACCTTTGCAGATGTCGTAGTTACCAACCTCGACGCGGGCGCGTCGGGCCCCGCGGGTCCTGTTGACATCTTCCCGACGACAGCAGCGAAAGGCAAGGCCACGTTCTCGGTCGCAAGCCAGACGAATGACACCACCGTCACCCACCGCACCGCGGCGATGGGCCAAGCGACCACAATCACCACGCCCGACCCAGGCGCAGCAGCGGCTTCTGTCGTACTGACTGAAGGTGCGCAGACCATCAACGGCGCAAAAACGTTCGGAGGCGCAGTAATTCGCGCAGGGCGCCAGATCATCATCCCCGTCTGCGGCAACGCTAAGGTAGGAGCGACCGCAGGGTGGGTAATTACCGGCGGCACCAATAAAAACAGCGCGACGCTACCCGCCTCGCAGACGGCGTCAACACTTGTCATCCCCATCTCAGGCCTGGAAGTGGGCGACACGGTAACGGCCGTCGACGTAGTAGGCCAGGTCGAGTCGGCAGGCGGCAACGTGACGCTCAGCATGGACGTACGGAAGCTCACCGCCGCCGCGGAAGACCTTACGGACGCTTCCCTCGCCACAGATAACGTCGGCACCTTGGTCGCCGATACCGTTCTATCGTCAGCTAACCTAGGGGTCACGGGGCTTACTGAGGTTCTAGCGGCGACCGAAGCACTTTACGTGCTTCTGACGGGCACGACTGCGGCGTCAACGGACATCGACGTCATGAGCTTGGTGGTTACCGTAACCAGGTCTTAACCGGTACGCGTATCAGGCCGACGAAAGACTAGGATTAAGAGCATGACCACAGACCCGTTAGATACTCGAACGCAAGAGAGGATGCTCGCCGACCGAGAGGAAAAGCAGCGCCTTACCGCGCGTCAAGAGGCTGACGACGTGAAGTGGTTGATGAGTGATAAACGTGGGCGCCGCTTAATGTGGGGCCTGCTTGAAAAAACAGGGTTGTACAGAACCAGCTTCACAGGAAACTCAGAAACGTTTTTCCGTGAGGGGGCAAGAAACGTTGGTCTTACCTATATGGCACTGATTAACGAGCACTGCCCGGAGCGCTACAACTCGATGGTATCGGAGCAACGTGAACATGACAAACGAAACGCTGATGACGGGCGACGCAGCAAGTGACACTAACGCTAGCCAAGGACAGCAA